AGAGCCGAAAAGAATTGATTTACATAACTAAGGGCAGTTGCAATCACATTTATTAATGCATTTAAAGCTGGTACTATCGCACTAAGAATGGGTGCAAAAGCAGCTGCAAAACTATTTTTAAGATATCCCATTGAGTTCATCAAACTTGATATCGATGCTTGAGTTTCTGAAGAGTACTGTGAAAGATTTTGCAATCCTTCCTTTACTCCTTGTATAACTCCCCTCATAGCCATTCTTATAAGCATAAGTTTGAACATATTGGATAATTTAAAAATACCGTTACCGGCAGTACCGGCGCTTTTATGTAATCCTTTAAGTTTTGAAGTCAGGTTTTGTATTCCGCTTCCTGCTGCCTTTGCAAGAGATGAACCTAAAGATTTTACACTTAATACTAATTTAGATACTGCATTCTTAGCAATCCCAATAGCCCCCTTAGCAATATTGCCAAACCGTAATGTTTTTTCTGCACTTCCCAGTATCTGTTTTTTGTAGTCGTTTAACCTATTATTTATATATGATATTTTTTGTGCATTTCTTTCAAATTCCGTATACCCAAAACCTAAACCGGCTGCCTTTAGATCATTTTGCCTTGCATTCAGATTTTCCAATTCCCTTGAAAGTTCAGCTATTTTAGGATTGCTAACTTTAGCATTTTCACCTATTAATTTAAGTTTTTCTGCTTCTCTGGCGGCTTCCGCTTCTTTAGTTTTCAATCCTTCCAGTTTTACCTGTTGTTCGTTAAGCTTAGATGTTAGGGTTCCTAAAGCTGCAGCTTTTTGTTGATACAGTGTTGTATCTTTTCCGCTTGTATACTTTTCTTTTTCACTAAGCCACTCTACTTCATTTTTATATGTTTCAAGCATTCGGTTAGTTTGCTCTATATCATATTGTAAACTTTTCCAAGATGATGATTGTTTACTTGTGCCGATAGCTTCCATTTTTTCTTGCCTATTTATTAAGCTCTCTAATTTCTTTTCTGCCTTATCAATAGCATCTGAATACCATTTGAAGTCCTCTGTAGGTATTTTTTCACTCCCTAATCTATTTAGTTCAGCAGTAAGGGCAGCTATTTGACTTTTTGTTTGTGATATCTGGCTTTCTAAAGTTGATATTGATGTAGACTTATTAAATGCACTCTCAATACTTCTTCCGGTATTTTCTATTGCAGCAGAACAAGCTTTTCCTGCTCTTTTTATAGAACTTACTCCTTTTTCAAATCCTTCAGTATTGATTTTTGTATCAAACTTAAGACTTCCGTCAGCTGCCATTAATTCTCCTTTCAAAAAGTAAAGGATAGGCTATTAACCTATCCTAACAACTTATTTAATCTATCTATTTCTTCTTGTTCCTCTTGTGTATACTTAGTTTTTATAACACACATATCCTTATTATTTGCATAAAACTCTTGTTCCCATTTCTCAAGTTTCTTGCCCTTAGCCCTTTTTTGCCTAATACCGAGTACAGTGGAAAAAATACCTTCTTCTATTTCCATAAAGTATCCCATAAAGGTCCACCAATGCATATAGTCTATGTGTCTGATTTCTTTTCCTGCTATCTTGTTTATTGCCGAAAATATAAGTGTTTCATCCTGTTCCCAATCAATAAGCTTTTTTGAAATACTTTTATTGCCTTCACATTTCCCACAATTAATGAACTTCTTAACTTCTATTAGAGCATATTCAAGCTCATCATTTGATATTAAATCAAGATTGGCTCGCAAAACTCTACGCATTAGAATATAGAGCTTTTCTGAATCACTTAGATCGGCATCCTCAAATGCAACTAAAGCAAGGAGTATGTTCCTGTAATCGGTTTCAATATCATACTCCTTGCCATTTATCATAATATTTGTAGGTAGTCTACCAATCATTACTCTATGTCCTTTAGATATGCCCCCATCTTCTTATCACTGTCTTTAGTATATTGATCAATAGCCGGCTGCATTATACTTATTAATCCGTCAAGAACCTCTTCAAATAGATATTTTTGCCCAACTATACAAAAAGGAGATTGACCATCGAAAATGATGTCATATACCTCAGCATTGAAAATTCCGTTGAAAATTTTCCTCATAGTTTTTGTAAGTTCTGCCACATAGGCACCTTCTTTTTCAAGCCCTGATTTTGGTGTGCCGTCAGGGTTAAGTTCTACACTTTCGTCTATCGTGTATTCCTTAAAATCTTTCTGTACATCTAATATTCTGTTAATAATTTCAGGATCTGCCGGATTAAATCTTATAACTCTGTTAGGATCATTATTAATTTTAAAACTTTCTTTCCCATCATTAAATGATAAATTTTTCATTTGTATAACCCCTTATTAATCTGCTGTAAATGTCTTTGTCGCAATTACAAATTTACCTTTTACTCTATTTCCTGTAAGATGCACATTAAATGGTATCTGATACCCCGTGGTATCGCCTCCATAGCTTGCTACTTCAATCATTGCATCTTCTTTGTATGCTACATAGGTATCCGCTGCACCTGCATCTTCCCATAGATGAACTTCTACAACACTTGTCTTTAGATCGTCAAGTGTCTGTCTTTCGTCTACAATCTTTTGCAGTCTCGCAAAAAGCGGATCTCCCACAACCGCATAATACGGTTCTACTGAAGCTTGTGGCTGATAGCTGTCTATGCTTACTGATGTTTCTCCAAGAATATTATTCTTAGTTTCAACATTTGCATTCATCTCAACATTGTATTCCTCAAGGTCAGTTCCTAACCTTACATAGGCTGCCGTTCCGCTTGTAGCTGAGTCTATGAAATTAGCCATAAACTTACGCTTTATTTTTCCTGTTACTGCCATCCTTAATCCTCACTTTCTATTTTATAAATAGCATATATCTGTATCTGATACATAATACCGTCATTAATTGTTTCACCCATTAATCCCATGCTCATTGCATTTTCCGTAGTGGCTTCTATAAAAGTAGTTTTTACATCTTTTCCATTAACATCCATGGTAAACTCTTCTTCCGGAAGATGTTCAAGCCAATGGGCAAGTTCGTAAAGAAAATTACTGTTAGCAAGTCTGTTGTAATCAGTAATTGACTGCCCTATGGCATACAGAACAAAGTTATGCCTTCTTGTTTGAACCCCCAGTAAATCTTCCTTAAGTAATCTATCACCATTGCTGGACAATCCATAATTAGTAGGCTCCGGTTCTGTAAAATCTATATGGATATCACTGTTTATAAGAAACTCCGATATCTTAGGATAAGATGTAATTTTCTCTCTCATAAAATCTATAATCGTCATATTGCTCCATTCAACGCTTTTTGTGCTGCTTTTAGAATGTCATTTCTGTGGTCTGCCTTCATGCGATCAAAGAACTTCCTTCCTCTCATCGGTGCACCTATGTAAGTAAGTTTCCTTGTTGTAGGTACCTTGACCTCATTCCTTTTAGCAAAAGGACTTCCGGTTGTAGGAGATACATAAACTATTCCTTCGTGCATATAATGTGCATACTTGGTTTTTATATTTATTTCTCCTGAACCTATGACAGTTGAGAGTAACATACTGTTTATCAATACCCCTGTTCTTTTAGGTATATATGGTTCCATATACCTCATACATTCAGAATCAACTACCTTTTGCACCTCTCCCATCTTATTAAGTCCTTTTTGAGTTAATAATAATTCTGTAGGTTGTATATTAAAACTTCCATTAATCAAATTACCACCCCCCTACTTACCGGTCAATTCATAATGTTGCACTGACTTACTGCCATACAACCTTTCGTCTACTGATACAAGCGTTAATACTTTGTGATTTGTCTTTAGCTTTACTATACTCTCTGAAATAGTAGCCTGAGAAGTGTTATCAAACTCAAAATCAATAGCGCCCTTAACCATTAAATCCTTGCCCTTAGCAAAGTTAACAACTCCGTCAAGACTGCTAAGAGGTACCATAACCAGCGCCGTACAACTACCTCTTTGCCCTGTCTTTAAGAAGGTTACATTATCAACATCTTCCCAATACACATTCTTAACTACCTGTCTTTTAAACTTATCAAGCTTTCCTTCTTTCTCACATAAGTAAAATGTGATATCCGAATTAGTAAACATATTACAGCCCCCTATAGCAAAGCCCTGTATTGCCCAGCCACTTTATCACAATATCATACTGTTTTGACTTAAAAGCATCTTCACTATCCGCTTTACTTGAAAAACCCACAGAATAGGACCCAATTCGCTCAGATGTCTTATTTCCTGTATCTCTTGACTGTGCTTCATTTTCAAATATTAATTCAGCTAATTCACAACAACAAAATTTTACATCTTTTTGAATATCTTCTACTCCTTCAAGCCTTCCAAATGTGTATAAGTCTATTATTTTACTTGCACCTCTTGCATAGTAATTGAATCCGGCACTAATGGTCGGATTCCTACCCTGCAAATATTCATCTGTATAAAAATCATTATCTGCGTATATTCCCATCAGTGCCTCACCTCTATTCCTTTACCTTCTTAGCCTTTGCAACNNNCCTTCAAAGCTTCATTCTCTGCCTTAAGTGTCTCAATGATCTCATCGCTTTTAGCTTCAATACTTACGCCCATTCCAACTTCTCTCATGCAATACTCCTTTCTTACGCCTTATGGCTTAAATAAATACCTGCAACTTTATTCTTGTATGCATCAACAAGCCCGTACTTGCGATACTTACAGATGTAAGCGTCCGAATCCGGGTTGTTTTCGGGAACTATAATGTTTGAAGCAATATGCTTATCAAACTTAATTACAGCCGGCTTATGAATAATCATGAAGTTTATGTCCTTACCGCTCGCAGCCTTCTTATAGTGCCCAAGTTCCTCACCTGAACTCTTTCCGTCAAGCAACTCTATAACCGTATAGAATCTAGACTGTGGTACAGATTTCTTAAGCATAAATGTATCAAGTATCTCTCTTGACTTTGTTGTATCAAGCGACATAACGCTATTTAACAGAGTCGGAGTCGCATACAAAATTCTGTTGTCAAGCGGAACCTCATCCTCATCCATCTCGTTCTTTGCCTCAATAAGTGCAGACAAGAAGTCAGATGCATTTGCGTATGATGTCGGTGTCGCCTTTGAAATTCCTGTAAGGCCCGCAAGAGTTGCAAATACAAATGCGTCAGCCTCAGGTGCCACCTTATCTCTCTGAAGTGTTGCCCCTGCTGCCCCAAAAGCAATGTTAAAGGTTTCCTGATCATCCATCGTATCAACAGATATCTTTGTACCTCGGTCATAGTTAAATGTTGCTGTCTTCCAAACAACATTTACAGCTCCGTTTGTATATCCGCTGTTTCTGTCATAATCTCCTAAGCCGGATACGGAAATCTGTGGATATAAAATTTCCTTTGCGTTGGCTCCGGCTCTCATCATTCGCGGATCACTTGTCAGATCCGCTGTGGCAGATGCATTCTTGTAGACCTCATCAAGTAGGTCGGTATAATTCTTCGCTAATGTAATGTTATTTGCCATTTTTCTTTTTTCCTTTCTTACTTCTTATCTTCTGTACTGAGTCCCATGGCAGCTCTTAGTGAAATAGTACTTGCATCCATGCCCCCAGTACCACCACTGGTAGCTGCAACAGGGTTATTGATAGGTTCACCGCTACCAAACAGATATGAATTCTCCTTTTGACAAGCTTCAAGAGCTGTCTTGATGTCAGTGGTTCTGTCTTTGCTTGACTTAAGTGCATCTACATCAAGCAATGCTCTTACAGCTTTTACACTTCTGCCTCCTGCTGCATTTATAGCAGCTTCAAGTGTAGAATCAAACTGCATATCCGCAATCTTACCTTCGTATTCTGCTTTAGAGTCTTCATATTTCTTCTTATAGTCTTCTACTTGTGCCTTTACTTGGTCATAGTCCTTAAAGCTTTCTATGGTTGTATTGGCTTCTTGTAGTTGTGCCTTTGTCTGCTCAAGTTCAGTTTTGACCTGTTCTACTTCACTTTTTGCCGTTTCAATATCATTACCGTTTTCCGCCATGATACTGTCTATTTGTTCCTTTGTAAGACCCATGTCTTCTAAAAATTTTCTTTTCATGTTGCTCCTTTCACTACGCTTTTTACGAGGTTGCTCTCATGTGCTGACTGTTTTACGCCTAATCTACCGGCTATTTTTATATTAAAAAAGGCACCCGTTAAGGTGCTTTAATTTTGACACTATTCAGATTCTTTAAGTACTTCTTGTATCATTTGTAAATATTTTTTTGATAGTTTAGTATAATCTCTGCTATTTCCTCCATCAAGTAAAAACACCCCTTGGGGATATTTTTTTTCAGGAATTTTATCTATTTCATCCCCCCACTCTTTTTTTATTTCTTCAATCTTTTCTCTTTGTTTAAGGGTTATATTTTTCTCTAGCATATTTTACTTTTCCCTCCCTATCCAATATTTCAAATACTTTATGTTGAATATCAAAATCCGGTGTAAATTCTGCTTCTAACATTGCCTTTCTATTATATTCAGAATAGAATAATTTACTCATATCAGATATAACTTTAACAGAATAGGTATATTCAGGATTAACAGCAAAGAGTTCCTTAATACCGGGATTGTCTCTTATAAAAACAAAATCATCTTCACCAAAAGATACAATACCATTAGATTCAGGATGGTTATGAGTAATTGTGGCACCGGTTAAATCTATTCCACCAAACATTACACTGTCTTCATCCCCTTTAGTATAGTATACATTTCCATATCTATCAATAATGATAGCATTTTCTATATCAGAGTTGCGTATTTTATCATTATAATATTCAATTGCCTTATCTGTATTCACAGGATCTATAGTTCCTATTTTTTCCGGAGGTAAAACACTTCCATTATCGTTATTGCTATCTGAAGTTCCTGTTCCTAATTTTACTTCAGGAAAGTTAAACCCTTTATAATTATATACATTGCTGACCCTTAATCTCTCACCTTGTTGTTTTAATCCCATAGCTTTTGAAAAGTCGACATATTCCCTTTCAACTGCTTTGAGTTTTGCTCTCTTTAATGTGATTATGTCCTTATCGGCTTCAGCTCTTTCTAAAAGCTTTATATCCTGCTTATACTTTCTGATAGTTCTTTCTAGCAGCCTTTGTCTTTGTGAAGCTTCATAGTTATCAAATTCTTTGCCTTTATAATCTTTCTTTTCATTTTCTTTTCTGTTTTGCTCATCCAACCATTCATCTGTATACTTTCGCTTTGATATACCGGGTATAAAAGGAAATATTATATGCCTGCAATT